GGTAACGTCACAGCACGCTACAAAGGCATTCACATTACTTCCAAGTATAACTATTATGCTAGAACTTGGGCTCAACAGACAGCTTGCTTGTTAGAAATTTACAAGCAATACACAGGTTCTAGAGTTGTGAACTTCTACCTAACTCATTGGAATAAGAATTGCGTTGAAAACGAGTTTAATATTTACTATCGCATGAACAACCCTAAAGCTACCTGGACAGATTTTGAGGATCTCTGGAAAGATAGTCGTAGCAAAGGAATGCTTGTTGTAAACGATGTTATAGGCTTTGATGCCAGGATACTCCTCAAGGGTGGATCAGCGCTCAATATTGAGGAAACAGAACTAGAAGTGAAATCCAACAGTAAGGGCGATCTTCTCCGAGGCTTCCGCAATTTCAACAAGAATAAAGTACAGAACAAGGTGTTTTTGAATACCTTTATGGATATGGTAGCCTAACATGTTGATATACTTGGGCAAAAAAGATGCAAAAAAGTCAAAAAAATGCTTGACTTTTAGCGTAAAAGGTGCTATCATATACACATAAACTGAAGAAATTGATATATTTGTGAGGACTTATATTATGCAAAATGATCGTAAAATACTTATTAATGCTCTTAAAGAAAAAGACAATGCCGACGGCATCTTTAAGCGTATTGACATCCTTAGGACAGCCGAAGAACTTGGACTAGCTTTTCCAGGTTGGATTGTCAACAAGGACGACTATAAAATTAGCCGAGGTGTTTATAACCTAGCAGGCATGTTCCAAGGTAACATGTCTCCAATTGTTAGCGCACCTAAGCCTGTAGCCAAGCCAATCCTTGAGGTTGTTACTCCTGAGGCTAAGGTTGTTACACAGGCAAAACTAACCGTAGACATTCAGAACTTGGTACCGCAGAAGGACACGACATTTGTCCCATTTGGTTTCTACCGAGACCTTAAGCGTGTATTAGAGTCAGCAATGTTTTATCCAATTTTTATCTCAGGTCTCTCCGGTAACGGTAAGACTACGATGGTAGAACAAGTATGTGCGAATCTAAAACGTGAGGCGATTCGTGTAAACATTAGTATTGAAACCGACGAAGATGATTTGATCGGTGGCAATACCCTAGTTGATGGTAACGTCGTCTATCGAGAAGGACCGGTCCTCACCGCCATGAAACGTGGCGCGGTTCTTATCCTTGATGAAGTAGACCGCGGATCCAACAAGTTGATGTGTCTCCAGGCCATCCTTGAAGGTAAAGCGTATTTCAACAAGAAGACTGGCGAGACCGTCGCTCCTGCTCCAGGGTTTACAGTAGTAGCAACCGCTAATACAAAAGGCCGTGGTTCAGATGACGGCAAATTTATCAGCGCCCAACTATTAGACGAGGCGTTCCTGGAGAGGTTTGCTATCACCGTGGAGCAGGAGTATCCTACAGCAGCCGTTGAGAAAAAGATTGTTCTCAACAAGATGGCTAAGGCAGAGTGTATAGATGAAGAATTTGCTACACACCTTGTAACATGGTCCGAGGTAATTCGTAAGACTTACTTCGAGGGTGCCATAGACGAGCTAGTTAGTACCCGTCGACTTGAGCACATTGTAAACGCATACGCCATGTTTAAAGACAAGCTAAAGGCTGTTCAACTTTGTGTAAATAGGTTTGATGAGGATACAAAGGCAGCGTTTGTAGATTTGTATACAAAGGTTGATCCAACTAATCCTCAGCCTATAGAAGCACAGGAGCAAGACGAGTTCGATGAAACTTTCTAACTTTATTCGTAGGTTCGGAAAAGCACTCCCGGCAGATGTTTGTCGGGAGCTCGTATCTATATCCAAAAAAGGTCTAAAAACGGCAGTAGATGCCGGAGGAATAAAAATACATACTGACGTAGGGGCATTAAAACCTATGGCAGGTATGTATAATAATTTTAATTCTGTACTAGGTTCATACAAAGGACTAATGGAAGAGGCACCGCTTCATGATGATTTAGAACATGAAAGTTTAGAATGGGAAGCACCTTACCTTTGTAAAATACCTAAAGGTGTAGAAGTACAATCCTTCTTTGATAACTATGGTACACATAAAAGACGTTGGATGCTATTGTGTACACTAAATAGTACCGACGGATTTATTAAGCTCCCAATAGCAGGTGCAGACTTACCGCACGTTCGAGGTGATATATCTATTTTCCCATGCACATTTTTACATAAGCTGTGCATTCCAGAGGATACAAAAGATAGATATATCTTATTTACTTATTTGAGATTAACAGATGCCAAAGCCCAATTATAAATTTAACGAAGATCAACTCATTCAAGAGTTAAAAGAGTATGTGGATGTTACATACAATCAACATTATAGCAAATCTCAATTCCAATCCTCTGAGTTCATTATGGACTGCGGACACGGTATGGGATTCTTTTTAGGAAATGTTCTAAAGTATGCACAACGATATGGCAAAAAGGATGGATTTAATAGAAAGGATTTATTTAAAATCCTACATTATGCCCTTTTAGCATTAAATGAACATGATAGGAATTATAAATAAGTAGGCACTTAACCCTAAACTAGGAGAATAAAAAATGGCACACGTCGTTGTATACACATATACCCGTCCCAATACAGACATAGACTTTACGTCTCCTTCTGTAGAACAAATGGATTGGGATAATGCGAGAATGGCATCCATTGTGGATAACAATATTGAGTTATCTTATCAGTTTGGTGAGACAGGATTACAGCTTATTGCCACTCATACAGCGCCAGACTTGGAATCTTGGCAAAATCATTTAAGAGTTTTATTGCAAAATGATGGACAGGCTGTAATGACTGATATGCGAGAAAGAGCTGAAGCAGACGGTATTACTATTGAAGTTACTGTTAATGGTCAGCCTGTTACACATTCAGATATGTTAGCAGCAGTATCTAATCTATAAAACGGTACACCAAACACTTGACTTAATTTGAATTTGTTCGTATAATATACGGACTTAATAATGGAGTAAACTATATTATGAAAATCAGTAAAACTACCCTCGAAGTTCTTAAGAATTTCGCAACGGTAAATTCCAACATTCTCGTTCGACAAGGAAATGTTCTTTCTACAATTAGTACAGGAAAGAACATTTTCGCACGAGCAGTCGTAGATGAAACTTTTGATAAAGAGTTCGCTATCTATGATCTTAATAGCTTACTTGCTTTACTTACACTTATGGAGGACACCGACGTAGAGTTTGGTGATGAATCTCTTAAAGTGATTAAAGGTAGTAGTGAGTTTGAATACTTTTATGCAGACCCTAACATTATTGTTTCTGCTCCCGACAAGACTATTGATGTAGATGATTTCTACTCATTCGACTTGTCCTCAGAAAACTTGGGTATGATTATGAAAGCAGCCGCGATTACAGGTGCACCTATGCTAAGTATCGTGGCAAGTGGTGGTAAGGTAACACTTACTGTAGGTGATCCTAGCACGCCTAAGAGTAACAGCTTTAAGCAAGTTATTGGTGATGCTACTGTAGAGTTTGATGCAAGACTGCAGATTGAAAATTTAAAAGTAGTTCCTGGATCATACAAGGTTACAATCTCTAAGAAGAAGTTTATGTTCTTACAGAACAGCAAATCTGATCTTAAGTATTGGTTGGCACTTGAACGCTCTTCAGAAATTGGAGAATAATATGGAAGAAGGAAAATTAAATTTTAACCTAAGGGAAGTATCCAATGGTTGGGTACTTGAAGTTTCTAATTCAGATGATGGTGCAGAATTTATCTTCACTAGACCTAATCAAGCTTTGACTATGATTAAAAAAATTCTTAATGAAACTTTTGATCCTTTCAGTGATGGAGAATAAAAGATGCTTAATTTAGTATCTGATCTTAGTTGGCCTGTTCGTGTAGATAGCGAATGGGCTGAACTAACATCTAAAGAAGTATTTGAAGGTAAGCGTGTAGTATTGTTTGCACTGCCAGGTGCATTTACTCCTACATGTTCTAACTATCAATTACCTGGCTATGACGAACTCTATGATGAGTTTAAAGCGCATGGCATTGACGAAGTATATTGCCTAAGTGTCAACGACACTTTTGTAATGAATGCGTGGGCAAAGGACTTGGGAATTAAAAATGTTAAACTTATCCCAGATGGTTCTGCTAAGTTTACACATTCTATGAATATGCTTGTCGCCAAAGACAATTTAGGCTTTGGTATTAGGTCTTGGAGATATGCAATGGTTGTTAATAACGGCGAAGTAGAAAAGCTGTTTGAAGAGCCAGGTAAATCTGCAAACCACCCTGAGGATCCATATGAAGTATCTGATCCTCAAACTGTGCTAACTTATTTGAAAGGTGGACGGCACATTGAACTTACACTAAATGATACCGCTGACATTAAAGAGCGAATTGGTAAGTAAGTTTTTTTATTATATTATGGAGTAAGTGATGGAAAGTAGAGCAGAGCAGTTTCTATGGGTAGAAAAGTATCGCCCACAGAATATTGATGACTGTATTCTACCTGAGGACACTAAAAAAACATTTAAGGAGTTTCTCAATAAAGGAGAAGTTCCTAATTTGCTTTTGTGTGGCACCGCAGGTACAGGTAAGACTACAGTAGCAAGAGCCTTGTGTGAACAGTTAGGATGTGATTACATCATTATTAACGGTTCAGATGAAGGCAGGCAAATTGATACCTTAAGAACTAAAATTAAGGACTTTGCTAGTTCAATTAGTTTTGAAGGAAAAACAAAAGTTGTAATCATAGATGAGGCAGACTATCTAAACAAGGATAGTGTTCAGCCTGCTCTACGTGCGTTTATAGAAACATTCTCTGAAAACTGTAGGTTTATTTTTACATGTAACTATAAAAATCGTATCATTAGTCCACTACATTCCAGGACTACGGTTATTGAATTTAAAACAGGTAACGGTAATAAGCCTAAGTTAGCAAGTGCCTTTATGAAAAGAATGCAGGACATTCTTAATTCTGAAGGCATTAAGTATCATGAAAAAGTATTGGCAGATTTATTGATTAAATACTTCCCAGACTATCGACGTGTTATTAATGAACTACAAAGGTATTCTGCGGCAGGTGTTATTGATGAAGGCATTCTCAGCAACTTTGCAGAAATCAACACAAAGGAGTTGATTGCTTCCTTGAAAGAAAAGGATTGGCGTAAGATGCGACAATGGGTTGCCAACAATGTTGATACAGATCCACAAGGCATCTTTAGATACATCTATGATACTCTACTGCCTGAGATTAAATCTATACCTCAGCTTGTTTTACTTATTGCAGACTATCAGTATAAAGCAGCGTTTGTAGCAGATCAAGAAATTAATCTTACTGCCTGCTTAACTGAAATTATGGCAAACGTGGAGTTTAAATGAAAAAAACGAAAATAAAAAAACAATTAAAAAAGAAACTAAAGGCTTTTCACAAGTTCATGAAACGTGGTAGACTTGCCAAAGTAGTAAACAAGACTTTATCAGAATGAACAGAATGAAAAGAGCAGTATTAGTATTTGCATTTATTGTTTTATTATTATTAGTAGGGTTTGGTTCTTATTATGAGGCAGACTTTATGATGAAGAATGCAGAACTTTTAGCATCTTCCTATCAGATCAGAGGTCGTTGATGGAAAGTATTTTAGAAGGCTTTGGTCCAGCAGTAAGTGAAATCAATGAAGAAGATTTCGTAGAAAAACTTGCGAAGATCTCCCCTTTTGATTTTGCCAATAGCATAAACTACACCAAAGAAAATTTGATTGTAGATGATTGGACAGAGAATCAATACAATCCTTTTATAGTTAATCGTGCTATGGGGTATGGTGCTGATACAGTTATTGCTGGCAATGAAATGAATTCTAGATCTCATTTAGATAAAAAGATGCAGTATGATTTTCTTTGTGCTGTTGTTCGCAAAAAGAAACGCTACAACAAATGGTTGAAAAGTGAAGAAGAAAATCTTGAAGCAGTACAAAAGTATTTTGGTTACAGTTTCAATAAGGCAAAAGAAGCCTTAAGAATTTTAACTCCAGAGAACATTGAGGAGATCAAGGAATACCTAAAATCATCTAAAGGTGGAAAATTATAAATAACTAAGAATTCCATAGAGTAATTATGGATTAGTTATAAGGTAAATGAGATGAACAACAAAGAAGATTTCTTTGATATTAATTTTCCAGGTTATTTTCCTTTAGAGATAGAACTCAACAGTCCTGATGACTTCTTAAAAGTCAGGGAAACATTGTCTAGAATAGGCATTGCTTCTAAAAAGGATAATGTTCTTTTTCAGTCTTGTCATATTTTACACAAGAAGGGAAGATACTTTATTACGCATTTTAAAGAACTGTTTGCTTTAGACGGCAAAGCGGCAGATTTTACAGAGAACGATTTGCAAAGAAGGAACACAATAGGTAAACTTCTACAAGATTGGGGACTTGTAAAACTTTTAATTGAATTAGAGGAAGAAAATTTAGCCCCTCTAAGTCAGATTAAAATAATTGCTTTTAAAGAAAAAGATCAATGGGATTTAATTCCAAAGTACAACATAGGTAAAAAACGATAACATAATATGATCCTAAATTTGACGCCGCTTATATATTATGAGGACAATTTTCTAACGAGTTACGAATGCGAAACTATAATAGAAATGAGTCGAGATCATTTAGAACGTTCAAAAGTTTTTGACAAAGACAATCCAATAACAGATGCAAGGACTAGCTATCAACATTGGCTATCTCATACTGATTCCTTTGTCAAAACGTTTATGGAAAAGGTAGCATCCAAAGTAGGAATACATCCTGCTCAGAGTGAGCCGCCTCAAGTTATTCGATATGATAAAACACAAGAATACAAACCACATCATGATACTTTTGATCTTGTAAAAAATCCAGAACTTATTAAGTCGGGAGGACAAAGAGTTCTAACTGCATTAATGTATTTGAATACTCCTACTTCTGGGGGAGGAACAATTTTTCCTAAACTGTCTAGAAGAGTAGATGCAGTTCAGGGTCGCTTAATAATTTTTCATACATGTTATCCCGGAACAAACATTGAACACCCATTTGCTTTACATGGCGGAGAGCCTGTAGGACTAGGAGAAAAGTGGGCTGTTAATTTGTGGTTTAGGGAAGGTGAATTTAATCAAAACCCTTAAACTTTTATAAATAAAATTGAGACGCCGAAAGGGTCTCGTATAACTAACCTTGCTAAATATAGGAGGAAACTAAAATGGTAAGAAGATATACTACAGCCAACATGGCTGATTTTTTAAATGATGTAAAACCTTTCACTGTAGGTTTTGATAGAATGTTAGACAATCTTGTGAATGTTTCAGAGATTGCAAACAATTATCCACCCTACAATATTGTAAAGGTTGAAGATGAAAAATTCATTATTGAAATTGCAGCAGCAGGTTTCACAAAAGATGAATTTAACATCAACCTAGTACCCGAAGGTAATAAACTCGTTGTTCAAGGTGTACAAGACCGAGGCGAAGATAAAAGAGAATTTTATCACAAGGGTATTGGAGCTCGTAACTTCACAAGAACATTTGCATTAGCAGAACATGTTAAAGTAGAAGATGCAGAGTTTGTAGATGGAATGCTTTTAATCACTCTGATTAGAGAAGTTCCAGAAGAAAAGAAAGCAACAACAATCAAAGTTAAATAAGGAATAAAGCATGGCCAATGTCCAAATTATAAAATTATCATCTGGTGAGGACATCATTGGAGATATCGAAGAGATACAAGTTGAAGGCAGGGAATTTGTTCTAGCCAATAAACCTTGTTTAATAATGATGGTTCCTAAACAGGATAATCCCAATGAGTTTGGCATTGGCCTTGCTCCCTATGCTCCTTTTGCTAAAGAGCATAAAGTACCTATTATGCCAGCACACATCGTTTCAATTTATCAACCTGAGACATCTTTGCTAAATGAATACAATAGACGATTTGGTTCAGGACTTCTTGTTCCGGACAATAATATTGTTACTAAGCAAACTTTAAAAGGTTGATATGTACGAGTATAAATGTAAAATCGTAAGGGTAGTAGATGGTGACACCGTGGATGTCGACATTGATCTCGGTTTCGGAATATGGTATCGTAACCAACGAGTGCGATTATATGGAATTGACACTCCTGAAAGCCGGACAAGAGATAAGGTTGAAAAGCAATACGGACTTATGGCGAAGGCATTTCTTAAAACGGCCCTTGGGAAAGAATCAACTTTACGGACTCACAAAGACGCCACAGGGAAATTTGGTCGTATCCTTGGAGAGTTTATCGTGTACGATGCCAAGGAAGATAGAGACCAAAGCGTAAAAGATATAATGATTCGAGAACACTTGGGTGTTGCTTATTTTGGTCAATCCAAAGAGGATATAGAAGAAGCCCACTTACTCAATAGAAAGAAAGTGGTCATCTAATACTTGACATTATCCTCCAACGATACTATAATTATGACTTATTTGTGTTGGAGTTATTATGAATTTTTATACGTTTGCCAAGCACTATGGCAACAAGATACTAGTTCGAGGTGTTCGAGATGGTAAACGTTTTACTTCTCGACACGACTTTAAGCCCACCCTTTATGTAAAAACAGATAAGCACTCTAAATACAAGAGCATGTTCGGTGAAACACTTGCTCCTGTAAAGTTCGAGACAAACAAAGAAGCATCAGAGTTTGTAGATAGATACAAGGAAGTTTCTAACTTTCCTATCTTCGGACAAACACAATGGGGTTACCAATATATCACAGAAAAATATCCCGGCGAGATTGCCTGGGATCCTAAACACATCGACATCTATTCTATTGATATAGAAACAACAGCAGAGAATGGGTTCCCAGATGTAAACAATCCTATTGAGAAAGTTCTTCTCATAACCTTACAAAACAACAACACAAAAAAGATAACAACATTTGGACTAGGTAACTTTACTCCGGGCGAGGCTACTAAGGACTACAACATAGACTATCGCCCCTGTTCTGACGAACGAATTCTATTACAAAACTTCTTAGATTGGTGGAATGCTAATACACCTGACGTTATAACAGGTTGGAATACAGAACTGTTTGACTTGCCTTATCTTATTGCTAGGGTAGAACGTATCTTAGGTGACGAGGATAAAAAACGTTTCAGTCCCTTTGGCTTAGTTGCTAGAAAAAATCTAACGATAGGTGGTAGGGAGCAAGTTAAGTATGAGATGACAGGCGTTGCTCAGTTAGATTACCTAGACTTGTATAAGAAGTTTACATACATTACCCGAGAATCCTACAAACTAGATTACATTGCAGATGTAGAACTAGGACAAAAGAAACTTGAAAGTGGGTTTGATACTTTCAGAGAGTTTTATGAGAATGACTGGAACAGGTTTGTAGAGTATAACATCATTGATACTGTCCTTGTAGATAAACTTGAGGACAAGATGAAGTTAATTGAACTTTGTCTAACAATGGCATACGACGGCAAGTGCAATTATGCAGATGTATTTTCATCTGTTAGGACTTGGGACTGTTTGTTGTACAATCATTTGATCGATCAAGATGTTGTGATACACTTGAAGCCCGATCGTCCCTCAAGAAATATTGCAGGTGCTTATGTACAAGAGCCTGTACCCGGTGAATATGAATGGGTTGCTTCTTTCGATGCGACTTCACTGTATCCCTCAATCATTATGCAGTATAACATGTCTCCAGAAACACTGGTTCCTGGTTATACATTTGATGTGCAAATTAAAGACTTACTTACAAAAGGTTATGACTTATCCCAACTTCGGGATAAGAACTACGCAATGGCAGCTAATGGTTATTGTTTTACTCGGGAAAAGCAAGGATATTTCCCAGAGATTGTACAAAAGTTTTTTGATGATCGTCAGAAATATAAGAAGTTGATGTTGGAATCCAAGCGTAAGTATGAGGAAACAAAAGCAGACGTATACAAAAACGAGATTGCTAAGTACAACAATTTTCAGATGGCTCGTAAGATTCAACTTAACTCTCTTTATGGTGCGATGGCTAATGAATACTTTAGATACTATGATGATAGGATTGCAGAAGGTATTACATTGTCCGGACAATATATTATTCAGGACACAGCACAAGCACTAAACCTTTTTCTCAACAGGGTTTGTGGGACTAATAATGAGGTAGTATATAGCTTTTACTCCGACACAGACTCATGCTACATTACTCTCAAGAACCTTGTTGAGACTTTTTACAAAGACAAGCCTAAGGATAAGATTGTTGACATCCTAGATCAAATAGGTACAGAGCAGATTGAGCCCTGTATTGATAAGGCAATGAGTAAACTTGCTAAATACACAAACGCCTTTGAACAAAAAATATTCTTTAAACGTGAGGCAATCGCAGATAAGGCCATTTGGATAGCAAAGAAACGTTATGCTATGAACGTGTGGGATAATGAAGGTGTTCGTTATTCTACTCCAGACTTAAAAGTTATGGGTTTGGAAATTGTTCGTTCTTCTACACCTGCTCCTGTTCGAGATAGTTTACGAGAAGCCGTTAGACTCTGCTTAACCTCAGATCAGGACACACTACATAAGTTTATTGAAAGCACAAAGTCTAAGTTTAAAAGTATGAGCCCTGAGGAAATAGCTTTTCCACGTGGGTGTAATAACATGGCAAAGTATAGAAGTTCCTCACACATCTATAACAAAGGAACTCCTATGCACGTTAGGGGTAGTTTGCTCTACAACTTTTATCTAGAAAAAAATAATCTTTCTCATAAGTATGAACAAATTCAGGAAGGCGATAAGATTAAATTTTTATATTTGTATGAGCCTAACCTTATAAAAGAAAATACGGTTGCATTTGTTACAAAGCTCCCCGAGGAGTTTGACTTGCACAAGTACGTTGACTATGATACAATGTTCCAAAAGGCATTTTTAGAACCTATGGATACTATTGTTAAAAGCATGGGTTGGACAACTGAACCTGTTGCTACATTGGAGGATTTATTTTCATGATAAAAACATTAATTGTGGGTTATGGCTTTGTTGGAAAAGCAACAGAGTACATGTTAGAGTTTACAGATGCTCAGGTATCTAAACATGATCCTTTGTTGGGTTATGAGGAAGGTAAAGAAAAGAAATACGATTTTGTTTTTCTTTGTGTACCTACTCCAGATAATGGTAAGCATTTAGACACTACTCTTTTAGAAAAAGTGTATGAGGAATGGAAAGGTAAAGGACAAATTATTATTAGAAGTACAATAGGTCCCGATCAAGTTAGTTTATTCCCAGATGCGGATTTTATGCCAGAGTTTCTCAGGGAGAAACATTGGAGAGAAG